GCAATTAAGAACGACAATAGTATGGTCTTTGTACTTAAGGACATTTCTAAATATTTGCTCATCGTGCTCGTACATCTCCCGCTTTGTCTCACTGCGAATGCCACCTTGTGGGTTCTTCATGTGCCATGTTACTGCGTCAGGCACAACTAAAATCTGATACTTCTTTCGATGCAAACCGTATGTAAACAAGGTTTCTTCTCGATGGGCAACACGCGATAACCCAAGATTATAATCATAGACACCAGCGCGATACAAAAAAGTGCAGTGTAAATGTTCAACTTGTTTGACTCGTTCAATTTTGCCCCACTGGATGTTAGGTTCAGAATCAATGTTATCAATTGTACCAGATACTGCGCTGGTGTCTGGCAAGTAGGGCGGGGTTAACACCGAGCCACCTACCGCACCAACGCCAACATCAAAGTGTTTAATTAAGTTCTCTAGTACGTTAGGCTCTGGTATGGCATCATCATCAACGCGCCAAACTAAATCATAACCCATACTATTTGCTCTTTGGTGGATGTGGTGTTGACCTTTTTTCTCAGCGTACGCCCACTCCCAAGCAATGTTTTTACTATTTAGTATCTGAAAGAAATACTGGTAAATCATTTCGTTGCGCATGTCCTGCGGCTCGTCATTGTCATCAAATATCACTAGCTTATCGGGTAAGCGAGTTTGATTAATGATGGCGTTTAATACGAGCGGTAGTGTGCTGTGATACCTACCCCGAGTTGCTACAGAGCAAAGTATTTTACTCACTAGCAGTCCACCTACAGATCATCAAATTGCAAGGGTTTGTTTCAGTAATATCTTGCGGCGTATCTGTAATTTCACCTTGCTCGTTAATATAATTAAACTCAAAGCTAGGGAAGTGACGCTCATTTAATCCATGCAACTTGTGATGTGGCCCCCAAAAACCCGGCGGCTCATTCATTGGTACAGTAATTAGTAAACGCTTGCAGTGCTTTTTAAACTTTTCAACAATCTCTAAACCTTTGTCAAGGTGTTCAATTACTTCAAAGGCAACGATGGTATCGTACTGCCCCATTTCAAACTGATTGATATCAGCGCTAATAAAAGTATTATTCGCACCATTCCAATTTTGTTCCTTAGCTACTTCTACAATAATCGGATCGTAATCAACTCCAGTGTATTCAATGTCATCTGGAAAAAACTGCCTGCCGTATCCGTTTGTGCAACCTAGCTCAAATATTTTGTTTCCAAGCAAATTCTTTGCTGCCCATTCGTATCTTGTTACTTCACGCGGGAATACTGTATCGCCCTTAAGAAATACTGCTCGCTCCCAGAAGTTTGATAGGCGCCAGCGGTACCATTCAATGTTGTACTTCTTGGCTAACTTTAATGAGTTTAACAAGAAGATGTTATCCCAGCCCTGTACCAGATTGGCGTCGTGCATGGTACCTTCGCCCTTGTGGTAGATTGGAAAACCGCCGGTATATTGCTCACCGTTCCACAGCTTCTCAAATACCTCTAGGACCTTAAATCCGGCTTTCTCAGCTTCAATACAGAACTCGGTGTCCTCACCCCCGCCTACGCCGTACTCTTCGTTTAGAAGCCCGATTTTGTCAAATACTTTTTTGTGTATCATTACACAGAAAAATATTGCAAAATACTTGCCAGCAGGCTCGGATAGACCTTTAATGATACAACTGATGCCACAATTTGGATCACTAAATGGTTTATCTAAAATTTCCAGCCATTGGTTCTTAGGCTGTTCTAACAACACAGTGTCGTTGTTTAGCAGGATAATTTTACCTGCGGTTGCTAACTTAATTCCAGCGTTTGTAGCTTTTGCATAACCTAGTGGGCTGTCATCCCAAGCAATGACTAGGTTAGGGACTGTTGTTTTTACATAGTCTAAATATGCTTTGGTGTTATCTGTACACCCGTTGGCTGACACTACCAGCTCCACGCCAGCAAGGTCAGTATACTTAATAATTGACTCTATGCAGGGTTTTAAGTATTTCTCGCAGTTGTTGTAAGTGGGTATTACTACGCTGTATTTCATGTTTTCCTTTAAGGTTTGTACAAACCTATATTACATCATTACTTATACTAATGCAAAAAAGGCGTTGAAAACTGCCTATGCTACTATTACTAATACGCAAATTCTTAATTAACTGCCATTAAAGAACGCAAAAAAGTTGTAATTTGCTTTTGTTGAGCCACCTGGCGTATATACAATAAATATTACACCTTGTGAGCCAGCACCACCATTATTGGTTACACCAGCAGTTGTAACGTTAGCACCAGTACCACCACCACCATAATTACCACTATTAAGACTAATACCACCAGCCGCTAAACCACCTTTACCACCAGAACCACCAATGGTATTTGCAATATCTATTCCACTACCACCATTACCCGGTGGAGCATTAACACCACCAGCACCACCACCACCAAATGTTCCACTTGCACCGCTAGTTGCTCCACCGCCTGTACCACTAAAATTATTACCACCATTGCCTTGTAATGCGGATGAAGCATTACCACCAGCAGACCCACCACCATTACCACCACCACCACCACCAGCAATATTTCCAGCAGTTGTAGAGCCAAAGCCTGTTCCACCAGCACCACCTATTCCATTAGGGCCACCAGCACCACCACCACCACCAGCACCATATCCTTGTGAAGCTGTAGTTCCAAAAGAACCAGCGCCGCCAGCGCCGCCAGCATAAGTTCCTGTACCACCAGCACCACCAGAAGATGATGGAGTTGTTGTGGCTGTTCCCCTAGAACCGCCACCAGCAGTATTAGTGGTATTAAATGTAGTTGAGCCGCCATTAGCATTTGTTGATGAAGTTCCGATAGTGTACGGAATAGAAGCAGATGGAGTTAATGTTTGATTAGTTAAAACTGTATATCCACCACCGCCGCCACCGCCGCCAGCGGCTCGGTTATTTCCTGAAGCGGCAGAAGTTGCTCCGCTTCCACCAGCACCAATCATGTGAATTGTGTTATTAGAACTATTCCAATCAGAAGGGACAGTCCAAGAAGTGCCTGTGGTTAATATATAGGCTTTGCTTGTTCCAGCTATAAAAGCTATGCCAGCATTATTACCGCCATTGGTAGAGTTTGCGCCAGCATAGACAAGGTAGGGGTTTGAAGCACCTAAAGTATAGGAAAAGTTAATATTTGTAATGGACATATAGTCCATAGATATTGTTGCACTACCCGTATAAACAAAAGTTCTTTGAGCGGCTCCAGTTAAAGTAACTATATTTCCAGCGCTTCCAGAAATACCCCAAGAGGCTAAAGTTATTCCAGAATTAAATGTAATTGTATAAGCGGCAGTTCTAGTGGAGCTTAATGATGCAATAGTGCTATTGTTAAAGTTTAAAATAACACCTGAAGTGCTACTTCCACCACCAATAACTATATTATTAAAAGTTAAAGTATTTGTCTGCCATGTTGGTGCGGCATTAGTCAATAAAATCGTTGATGTATTAGCGTTAAATGTTAATCCAGTTGTTGTTAAAGATGTCCAAGCACCAGCACCAGTTAATGTCCATGTGCTTGAACCCAAAGTTAATGTAGCTGTTCCAGTTCCAGAATAACTAAAAGAAGCTGATGTTAAAGCATAGTTTCCAGAATTAAAAGTTCCATTCGTTAATGTAACACCAGAATTTGTAAAAGCACTTCCTAATGTCCAACCACCACCCACTCCATTAAATGTAGTATTAGCTAATGTTTTATTATTTGTTGTTATTGTGTTGCCAGTAGAGGTAGAAGTAAAAACAATATTAAATGCAGTAAATACAGTAGAACCACCTGAAGGCAAACTTAAACTTGCATTTAATGTGCTTAATGTTCCGCTAAAAGTTAATGCTTGAGTAGCAGTAACAGTCATGTTGTTACAGGTAGCAGAGGATGCTGTAGTTGTTACAGTACCTGTACCTGATGATGTATCAAAAATAACATCATCTGTTGAAGTTGGTGGGCCAACTAGTCCACCAGTACCACCAGAAGTTAATGCCCAGTTGGTTTTAGATGCGCTATTCCAAGTGCCTGCACCACCAACCCAATAGTACGTTGCCATTAGTTAGCCTGTGGCTTAAAGGTTTTACCATCCCAAATATAACCAATGTCACAAAATGGAATTTCTACCAATGTACATCCTTCAGGGGGAATGTCGGTAGGTTCGGCAACAATAATATTTACTACTACATTGTTAGAATCAATAACTGCACAATTAGCCATTTAATTTCCTTATGCTTGTTGAGCCAAAGCAATAACATCCCAAAAAGTTGCCGCAGTATTGTATATGCAACCAACATACAATATTTTGGAAATAGTTGTTGAAGAAGGCAAAGTTGTTCCTACAATTCTATATCCACCGCTTGAAGTTGTCCAAGTCAAAGTTTGTGATGTTCCGTTATCCAATATACGAATAATTAACTTTTGACCATCAACGGGGCTTCCGGTTGGTGCATTGATTGTCAAACCTGTAGCAAGGGCAGTTACTTCATATTGGTCTGTAGTTCCTGCGTTTGGTGTTATTGAAGCCGCACTAGTTGTTGATGTTATTCTTGGTGCTACATAGGTATTTGTGCCAGAGTAACCAGATATGCCACTGTAGCCAGAGATACCAGAGAATCCGCTGTAGCCAGAGATACCAGAGAATCCGCTGTAGCCAGAGATACCAGAGAATCCGCTGTAGCCAGAGATACCAGAGAATCCGCTGTAGCCAGAGATGCCAGAGAATCCAGAAATGCCAGAGTAGCCACTAATACCAGAAAAGCCACTAATACCAGAAAAGCCACTGTAACCAGAGATACCAGAAAAGCCACTATATCCAGAGATACCAGAAAAACCACTGTAACCAGAGATACCAGATGCGCCGCTATATCCAGAGATACCAGAAAAACCACTGTAACCAGAGAAGCCACTGTAGCCAGAGATACCGCTGTAGCCAGATAGACCAGAACCACTATAGCCACTAATACCAGAGTAGCCACTATAGCCACTAATACCAGAGTAGCCACTATAGCCACTAATACCAGAGTAGCCACTATAGCCACTAATACCAGAGTATCCACTATATCCAGAGATACCGCTGTAGCCACTATACCCAGAGATGCCAGAAACGCCACTATAGCCACTAATACCAGAGTAGCCACTATAGCCACTAATACCAGAGTATCCACTATATCCAGAGATACCGCTGTAGCCACTATACCCAGAGACACCAGAGAAGCCACTGTAGCCAGAGATACCGCTGTAGCCAGATAGACCAGAACCACTATACCCCGATACGCCACTATATCCTGATGTGCCACTGTAGCCTGATAATCCTAAACCACTGTAGCCACTGTACCCAGACACGCCAGAACCACTATAGCCAGAAATGCCGCTATAACCAGAAATGCCACTGTAGCCTGATATACCGCTGTAACCTGATATACCGCTGTAACCTGATATACCGCTGTAACCTGATATACCGCTGTAACCTGATAATCCTAGTCCACTGTAACCTGATATACCACTGTAGCCCGAGATGCCAGAACCACTGTACCCAGAAACGCCACTGTATCCGGAGACGCCACTGTAACCAGACTTGCCACTGTAACCAGAAATACCGGAGTAGCCACTAAAACCAGATAGTCCAGAATAGCCAGACCAGCCAGAAATAGGGCCAATAACTTGTTGCGTACCGTCGCTGTAATAAATTACTAAATCGCCGTTCGACGGAACGTAAACAATTGTAGTGATCAGTTTGCCGGGCGACGCAGCATTGGCAATCTGTGACACAGACGCCTGCTTTGTTACTCCGTTTTGTACCAGCGGTACCTGTTCGTTACCAGTTAAGGTGATCGCAACAGGCAGCTGCGTTATCGACTGATCTGCCATTTGTTTTTATTAAGTA